CCAATACCTACTCCTGGTATGGTACCAATTCCTATAGAAGGGAATATGGTTTATGGTGATCTAGAAGTTGAATTTATAGTAGATGAAGATCTACGAAATTATATGGAAATCCATAACTGGATGAGAGCATTAGGAACCCCACAGAATTATGGTGAAAGAACTGCTTGGGAAAAGAAATATCAATTCCATTCATCCGATGATCCAAGATATTCTGATGCAACACTTCAAGTATTAAATAATAATAATCTAGCAAATTTTGACGTTCTTTTTAAATCTGTATTTCCTGTTGCATTAGGTGCTTTACCATTTGATGTTACACAATCAGATAACCAGTACCTTACTGCTACTGCGACATTTAAATATGTGTTGTTTGAAGTAAGAAACGTTAGTTCACAAACAAGGAGATAAGAGATGTCTTGTAACGACCACGATAAAATGAATCCAGTTGTCCATGCTTTACACCATGTAAAAGAATGGGATAAGAAATGGGCAAAGAAGATTCAAGATAAATTTAATCTAACAGATTATCAAATGTTATGTTTGGCATTCGCAAAAGGTTTCGTAATAGGAGCAATACTCCTTTAAATAAGGACGGAACACCTTGCCTTAAAGGTAGGATTATTAATTTAATTCAAGTAGTAGTTGTTGTTCAATTATTAATAGTAGCAGCAACTATACATGGATGTCTCATGCCTGGTAAGACTTGTGATTCAGAAACGAAACAACATATTGCTAACATGATGACTGTTATAACTACTTCTACCTTTGCTTTATATGCAGCAGAGAAATGAAGTTTGAATTTGAAACCACTTTTGGATCTGGAGTAGACCCTTGGTATGCTAAGGCAGAGAGGTGGGCTAAGAAAAAACCCTTTCCTTGGAACCATTTATTACTAGGTGCTATAGCATGGTTGACAAAAGTTTGGATTGATGCTAAAATCTACAATACCATGAAGTCTGTCGATAGGCAGGCTAAATCCATAGTACAGGATTGGGAGGAACAGGATGACAGAGCAAACACAAGACACAACATCGTGGAGGAAGGAGTATTTGGAGATGAAGGCTGGTCTATCCAAATTACAAATCCAGCTTTTGACAGAGGGACCAAAACAACTAGCACAGGCATGGTTACTGGGAGCGATGCACCAGGACTACAAAAGAATGAAGGGGATTAAAGAAGAAGATACTGAGAATAAAGGACAGTTACAATCTTCATTAAAAGAATTTTTTGATAAAACCAAAGACCAAGGTATATAATGAATCTTGAACAACTTCAAGACCAATGGAAAGAGGATAGTGTAATTGATACTGACCTCTACTGTGAAGAGTCTATTAAAATACCTCAGTTACATATGAGGTATATGGAATATTATAATACATTCTCTCTTATGAAGAAAGAACGTGAGAGTGAAATGAAAGGATTGATTAAAGAGAAGTGGATATATTACAAAGGTAAAGCACCATCTGCAGTATATAAAGAGATACCATTTGATTTAAAATTAACAGATAAAAAAGAATTAGAAATGTTTATTAGTGCTGATGAGGAAGTCAGAAAACTTCAGTACAAAATAGACTACATAGATCAGGTCTTATATTTTCTTGATAGTGTTTTGCGAATGATAAACAATCGCAACTTCCAAATCAAGAATGCAATAGACTGGGAAAAATTTAAAAATGGTATGTGATGAGGTATGGATCTCCCTATAAGATTATTGAATTTGATGCACGAGCATTACAAAAGATCAATCGTGCAATTAATAGTAATGAAATGGGATGGGAGAAAGGTGTAGTTCCTGAAGCAAAAGGAAGAATTTTAAGAAAGTCAGAAGTTACATGGATCAATGATGAGAGAGTTGATAATATATTATTAGAAGCATGTGACTATTGTAATAATGGTAACTGGGGATTAGATATACAAGGAATTGAACCTGTTCAATTTGGTATCTACCCTGAAGGTGGTTTTTATAATTGGCATGTAGATCAACACAATGCTAGATTAAATCAAGTAAGAAAAATAAGTATGTCCCTTTTCCTCAATGAAGATTATGAGGGAGGGGACTTTGATTTGGAGCTATATAAACCAGGGACAGATCCTAGATTTGAGAGTTTTAAACTACCAAAAGGATCTGCTATTTTTTTCCAAGCAGATCAATGGCATAGAGTACGTCCCGTCACCTCTGGTGTGAGAAAATCAATTGTGGCATGGTTTTATGGACCTCCTTATTCGTAAGAAGAATGAAGTTTATTTAAAAGTTGAAGCAGATCCTCATATAAATTATGAATTAGCAGACTTCTTTACTTTTGAAGTTGAGTCTGCTAAGTATATGCAAAAGACTAAAAGATATAAAGGTTGGGACGGAAAGATTCGTCTTTATTCTCCTGCAACTGGTGAGATATATTGTGGTCTGGTAAGTTATCTAACTGACTGGGCTACTCAGAAGGGGTATAATTATCAATTAGAAGATTCGGAGAATTTTGGAAATCCATTGGAGGAGAATCAATTGGTAACTCCTCAAGGGGTGGGTCACTTCGTAAAGTCTTTATCTCTTCCTGTAAAGATGAGGGACTACCAATACCGAGCAGTATACGAATCCCTACGATACAACAGACGGCTCCTATTGTCCCCAACTGCCAGTGGGAAATCCTTAATGATTTATTCATTGGTACGTTTTCATGTAAATGTCAAAAGAAAAGTCTTAATTGTAGTGCCTACTACTTCTTTGGTAGAGCAAATGTATAAAGACTTTGAAGAATACGGATGGATGGCATCCAAATACTGCCACAAAATATATGCGGGGGAAGAGAAATATACTAAACATGATGTGGTAATTTCCACTTGGCAATCTATCTACAAGGAACCTAGTAAGTTTTTTTCTAGGTTCGATGTTGTGATAGGTGACGAGGCTCACCTTTTCAAAGCTAAATCTCTGACCACGCTTATGTCTAAGTTGCATGGATGTAAATACCGTATAGGTTTTACTGGAACATTAGACGGTGCTAATGTTAATCAGTTAGTTTTAGAGGGTGTGTTTGGTAGATGCTCTAAAGTCACTAAGACTAATGAGTTAATGAAACAAGGTCATGTTGCTAAATTAAAAGTAAAAATTATTTTACTTAAACATAAAGAACAAAGGTTTGAAGGATATCAAGATGAAATTGAGTATCTCGTAGATAATGATCTAAGAAATAATTTCATCAAGAATCTTGCAGTAGACCTTAAAGGTAACACCCTAGTACTATTTAACTACGTCGAGAAACATGGAATCCCTTTGTATGAATTGATAAATAGTAATACAGACAGTCCTGTCTATCTTGTTCATGGTGGTGTGGATACTAATGATCGTGAAGAAATTCGTTTTCTAACTGAGAAATCTAACAATGCTATAATAGTAGCATCTTATGGAACCTTCTCCACTGGTATTAATATCCGAAATCTCCACAATGTAATTTTTGCATCTCCTTCTAAATCTAGGATTCGCAATTTACAATCTATTGGAAGAGTTCTAAGAAAGGGGGATAACAAGTCAAAGGCTACTCTATATGATATCGCTGATGACATCTCTACAGACAGAGGAAACAACTATACGTTGAATCACTTGATGGAAAGAGTCAAAATTTATAGCGAAGAAAAATTTAATTATGAGATCATAGAAGTCAAACTTTAATCATATGGCAATTAACTACGCAAAACACGAAGAAGAATTTTATGGTGTCTTTAAGCTATTAAATGGCGAAGAGGTCTTGGGTAGAGCTGTATTAACAGTTGATGGAGATGAATCCTTAGTTTTTATACAAGATCCTGTCGCCGTACATATTGTTCAAAAACCAATGAACGAAAATCAAATGGCAAGGGGTATAGGGTTTGCAAAATGGCAGCAACTATCCGACGAAGATTTTTATATTATAAGAGAAAAAGATATTATAACTGTTTCTTCTATGAGTAAAGACGTAATTTTTATGTATGAAACTTATATTAATGGGGAAAAAGGAACTGAAGAGAAGAAAGCAAAGATGAGATTAGATCCTTCAAAGCATAAATCTCTAGGCTACATCGGAAAAGTTGAAGAGTATCGATCCAAATTAGAAGATCTATTTAAAAATAACTAAAGTGTTCCCTTGAACCCTTACACGGTTAGTGTACAGCATATTGGTTATCTTGTCAAGTTGCAGGTCTGATTTTTTTGTGGTATAATTACCTCAAGTGCAAAAACTATATGGCTAGGAACACAAAAAAGAAACAACATTACGTTGATAATCAGGAGTTTCTTGCTGCTATTATCAAATATAAAGAGAAAGTAGAGATTGCTAAAGTTAAGGGTTT